GTTAAATCAGGAGTGCCGGACATATGTTTGCCAGTTCCTCGTGGAAAATATCATGGACTATATATCGAGATGAAAGCAGGCAAAAATAAAGCAACAGACAATCAAAGCAAATGGCTTGAAGCGTTAAACAATCAAGGGTATGTTGCTGTAGTTTGTGTTGGCTGTGCTCAGGCGGTTGAAGTAATAACAAAATATTTAAGTGGAGGAAAATAAAATGAGTGATAAAGAAAATAAGAAAATCAATTTTGAAAGCGTTTGTCCGTTCTGTGGACAGGTTTCGCTTGATGAAGAGTGTAATTGTGATGGCGCTCAAAGAGAACGAAAAATTCAAAGTCAAATACAGCGTGCTACAGATACTATTTACGAATTATTCGGTCCTGATTGCACAGAGAACGGATATGCTCCAGTTGCAGATGAAAGTATAAAACTTATGCGTGAAATTGTAGAACAAGTAGCATATTGGAAAATGTACTCTGCTTCGCTACATATTGCTAATGGAATAAAAGCAAAGATTTCGAGAACTGCAAGCGGTAAAATCAAAATTGAGCGTTCAGAAACTAAAAAGCAATCATTAGAGGTTGAAGATTAGAAACAAGAAAAAGAGAGCGGAATATGGAGGTGTCTGTCGTGCCCAAACACAGAGATTTAAAGCTTGACAACATATCGAAATACAGATACAGAGAACTATATAACTGGTGTCTACAATATTGGGATTGGCAGAAACCGAAGACGAAAGAACTTTTTGTACAGTACAGAAAGAATTGTGATTTGCTCGAGTTGACATTACATCAAGCTATCATTGAGATATACGGAGATAATACTGAAATAATATATCCGATTATGCTTGAAGCAATAACAAATGAAAATGTTACATACGAATATCTGTCTATAAAAAGAAATATCCCTTGTGGAAAGTACTTGTATTGGAAAATCCGTAGAAGATTTTATTATCTATTGGACAGAAAAAAATAGTATTAGTTTATGCCGCACACTCTTGATATGGTGTGCGGTTTTTATATGCTGAAAATTAGAGTTATTGGTACATACTTTTAGTGTAAAATAGCAATAAACATAATCAGAATACTATAAAACCATATTGAATTTATTAAAAATTCGAGAGCGGAATTAAAGGGTGTTGAAATAATGGCAAGAGTTAAAGCGAAGTCTAAAGACAAAAGGTTAATCATTGCAAAAGAAATGCCTCCGCTTAGGCGAACTTTGCCGGGCGAAAAATATAGTTATAAAAACGATGAAGTTTTTAAATGGATTTCTCAAAGACCGGGATTAATTAATTATGTATTCGACAAGCTTGCAGTAAATGGTTATATTTTCTATGATTCCAAAACAGGCATGTGGCAAGGTGAAAATTATGAAGATGAAAGCGAGTAAGCAGAATGAACGACAACGATAATGTAAATCACCCTACGCATTATACTGGCAAGTTTGAGTGCATAGAGGTAATGCTTGAAACCCAAGGCAAAGAGGCAGTGCAGAACTTCTGTATCTGCAACGCTTTCAAGTATCTTTACAGGCATAAGAACAAGAACGGTGACGAGGATATTAAAAAAGCAATTTGGTACTTGAATAAGTATCTTGAGTTAAGGAGTGACTGGAATGACGGCGAAAGAATATCTGAATCAGGCAAGGGTACTTGATATGCTTATTAACGCAAAGCAGTCGGAGCTTTATAGTCTGAAGCTTATGGCTACATCGATTTCAAGTCCTGTAATTTCAGAAAAAGTCCAATCTGGTGGCGAGAATAATACTATGCGAATCATAGATAAAATAGTAGATTTGCAGAATGAAATAAATCTTGAAATTGATAAGCTTGTAGATTTAAAATCTCAGATAAGAAATGAGATAAAGCAGATAAATGACCCAGTCGAAAGAATACTTTTAACAGAGCGATACATAAATAATAAAAGCTGGATGGAGATAGCGAATATGATGCACTACACTGAACGACAAGTTCATAATATTCACGGCAAAAGCTTAAAGCATTTCAGTAAATTTCATTGAATTTCAGTATGCAAATGAAATATAATTAAACTGTGAGATGAGGGCGGACGAGAGTGTGAAGCTACTATGCTAAGCACTCCACCGCCAACAACTTGCGTACTTCTTTCTATATGTTACGATACGCACCGCCAATGCGGTGCAATACGGCAGCTGTACAGTACAACTCAAAATCTGAGTGAGAGTGCAAGCCTCTAAGCTGCCACCAGTAACTTTGTTGTAGCTATCCGGATAGCTTAGCGTGCATAAGACGATGACAACGACACCCTTATGCCATAATCGCAGATGTACAGCACTTAACCTCAGAGGCTTACTGCGATAGAGGTGACCGCATGAGAGTATGCCGCCCGTCAGGGCGTTACCTGGTCCAAGTGCGAGTTGCATTTTTGCACCTCCTTAGTTATTTTGCATGAGAGCCGTCCAATAGGGCGGCTTTTGTGTTGTTACGAAAAGAGATGAGTTTATGCTTAAATCTTGTCAATACTGTGGCAGAATACATAAACAAGGGGAGGAATGTAAGTTAAAGCCAAAACCAAAGCGAAAATACTATAAGAAAAAACTTACAGAAGAGAATAAAGAGATACAAAGATTCAGGTGGTCTAAGCAATGGCAACATAAGCGTGAATATATAAAAAAGCGTGATAATTATATGTGTGTTGCGTGTTTATTAGGGCTTAGGAATACTGCTAAGAGATTGAATACTGTTGGGCTGTCTGTACATCATATCATACCGATTGTTGTTGATTTTGATAAGCGACTTGATGATGATAATTTAATTACCTTATGCTCGCTACATCATCGTATGGCTGATAATGGGGAAATAGAAGCAGATGTCCTTATTAAAGCAATTACTTAGAACTCCCCCCAAGGTGTTTGACCTTAAATCTTATATAACGGAACACCTAACGCGGAGCCAACAATACACAAACAATTCCCAAAATGAAATTTTGAAAGGAGGCGGTCTGATGGCAAGACCTGCAAAGTCGATAAAAACACAAAGCAGACACAATACAAAAGCTGAAACGAAAGAGCGTGAAGAAGCCGAAAACCGCCTCAAAGGTAATTCAAATATTGAAATTCCTGCGTATCTTACAGAAAATCAGAAAGTCATTTTTGAGTATATAAAGAGTGTCCTCGATAGTGATGGGGCAGATATTCTCGGCCAGCTTGATGTATATATTCTGTCTCAAACAGCTATTACAATAGACAGACTTCGCACTATTGATGAGCAAATAAACTCAATTCCTACATTGATGACAGATAAAGACATCATTTCAGCAAGAAAAGCTTATACACAAGAATTTTTTCGATGTTGCAACGAGCTGAGCCTATCTCCTCAAGCAAGAGCAAAAATAGGAAGCCTTAACCTTAGTAAGAAAAAGGAACAGACGGACCCACTCTTGCAGATTTTGAAAAGAGCTGATAGCTCGTGAAAATTCGGGAACATCAAAGCTATAAATACGCCAGTGAGGTTTGCAAGGGTGAAATTATTGCTCCTAAGTATGTCATAATTCAGTGCAAAGAATTTTTGAAAATTGCTGACGGAAAATCGGAAAAATACTGCATTAACGAAGATACAGTAGATTTAATTGATAATATTTTGAAATTGCTTGTAATGGCAAGAGGTTTGAAAGCACAACAAACAATCTATGAAGCCTTTGCAGGATTTCAATTCTTTCTGATAATCGCCGTACTTTGCACTGTTTATAAAGACAATAAAAATCATAGACGATATGAAACAGCTATATTGGAGATATGCCGAAAAAACGGCAAAACCTTCCTTGTAGCTGTTATTTTTATAATTCTGTTTTTTATAGAACCGAAGTTTTCAAAGTTTTATAGCGTTGCTCCTGACGGTTCACTTTCGAGAGAAGTACAGACAGCTATCAGAGAGATTATTCAGAGCAGTTCTGCACTTGACGGAAAGTTCAAGATTCGCAGAGATGATATACTTTGCATGCTTAATCAAAATGATTACTTTCCGCTAAATTTCTCTGCATCAAGGCTTGACGGTAAATTGCCGAATGCGTTTGTTGCTGATGAAGTCGGAGCATTGACAAGCAATTATCCTCTCGAGGCTATGCGTTCAGGTCAGCTTATGATACTCAATAAGCTTGGTTGTATCATCAGCACAAAGTATCCAACGGTAAACAATCCATTTGAAGATGAAGTTGCTTATGCAAAAAAGGTCCTTGATGGAATTATTCAAGATGATAGTGTTTTCTCATTGTTATATGAACCTGATGAGCCTAAGAACTGGATGTCAGATGATAAGGTGATAATGCAAGGCAATCCGCTTGCTATGGTTGTTCCTGAGGTTATGGAAGACCTTGTAAAAAAGAGGGCTGTCGCAATAGAAAGCCCTCTGAAAAGAGAAAATTTCTTAACTAAACACTGCAATATAATCTATCAGGGCATAGGAACAGAAACATATATCCCTGTCGATGAGGTACAAAAATGTAAGGTTGATAGAATAGACTGGCAAGGTCGGCGTGTGTATTTGGGTGTTGACCTTGCGGAAACAACGGATAATTGTGCCGTGGCTATGGCTTCGCTTGACGATTACGGCAATATTCTTGCTGATGTACTGGCTTTTATGCCGGAAGGCAGGATTGATATTAAAAATCGCAGTGAAAAGATTGATTACAGAACATTTATCGAGGCTGGAAAGTGCATAGCTTGCGGAGATAATGTTGTTGACTATGCAGTTATTGAACAATTTGTTTTGGACATTGAAGATACATATGGCGTTGAGGTTTGCGGAATTGCATTCGATAGATACAACGCTATGTCATCTGCTCAAAAATGGGAACAAAAATATACCAATCTTACTGTAGAGGTTAAGCAACATTCGAGCGTACTGCATCCAGCAACAAAGCTTTTGCGTGAAAAGATAATTGATGGTCAGTTTCAATATGAAGAGAATAAATTGCTTGAAATAAATTTTCAAAATGCCAAATGTGTAGAAGACACAAATAAAAATAAGTATGTAAACAAAAAGAAATCAAATGGCAAAGTTGATATGGTTGTGGCTTTGATAAATGCAGTATATTTGCTGAATGAATTTGAAATTTTAAGCGACAGTGCTTGGTCAGTACAAATTTAAAGGTGGTGAAAAAGTGGGAGTATTTCAAAGAATAAGAGAAAAGCGAATGCTTGACAGCAATTCTCTTGCAACTACATTAACAGCAATGCTCGGAGCTGAAAAGGTAACAGAAACGGAAGCAATGAATATTCCGTCCTTAGCTGCCTGCGTTGAGTTTATTTCAAGCAAAGTTGCAGAATTGCCAATCAAGTTATATTGCGAATGTGGTGATGAAACACAAGAACTTACTGACGATAAGCGAGTAAGCCTGCTTAATGATTCCACAGGAGATTTACTTGATTGTTATCAGCTTAAAAAAGCAGTTATAAGAGATTATCTGCTTTTCGGAAATGGTTATATTTATCCCGAGAAGCGTAGAAATCAATTTGTATCTTTAAGATATGTTAAGCAAAATAATGTAAATTGCGTGAAAAATTCGGACCCGATTTTTAAAAAAGCTGATTTTATGATATATGATAGAAAGTTTCGTGATGATGAGCTTATTCGTGTTTTAAGAAGCTCGACAGATGGAGTTACTGGAACAGGCGTTATTGATGAGGCTAACGAATTGCTCACCGTAATTTATAAAACAATGATTTTTGAAAAATATCTTGTTGTAAATGGTGGTAACAAAAAAGGTTTTTTGAAATCTGCACGAAAACTAAGTGATGAGTCAATGGAAAGCCTGAGAAACGCTTGGAATAAGCTATATAGTAACAATGGAAATAATATGATGCTCCTGAATGACGGCATAGATTTTAAAGAATCCTCGAATACAAGCGTTGAAATGCAGTTGAATGAAAACAAGAAAGCAAACAACGATTATGTATGCGAGATTTTTAATCTATCACCCTCTGTCATAGCTGGAACAGCAAACGATGAATCTTATACCACTGCGATTAAAACGGCTGTAATGCCTGTTATAAGGGCTTTTGAAACAGCTTTAAACCAGGGCTTGCTTTTAGAAAGTGAAAGGCACAGACACTATTTTGCTTTTGATACAACAGAACTTCTCAAGGGAGATATACTTAAACGCTATCAGGCATATCAAATAGGTTTAGCAAATAATTTCTTACAGGCTGATGAGGTTCGATATAAAGAAGACCTAAAACCACTTGGCTTTAATTTCATACGCTTGGGTTTGCAAGATGTTCTTCTCGACCCGAAAACAAACACAATCTATACTCCGAACACAAATCAAACAACAATGTTTGGTCAGAATGTAAATCAGCAGATAGCTGACAGTATGAACGAAGAAACAGAGCAACGCTGGGACGGTCAACGTCGAGAAAGCAATGGACAGTTCGGTAAAGGAAAAAAGCCACGCTCAGCACAGTCAAAAAGGAAGAAAAACGGTTCAGATAAATCCTCTGAAAGACTTGAAAAGTCGGATAAGAGTGATATGATAAGAGTGATATAATAAAAGAAAAACAAAAATCTTCAAATGTACCGAATGTGTCGGCTAAAGGAAGAAATGAATTTACAGTCAAGGGATTTAAAAATAAACAGGCTCTAAATAACCATTGGACAAATGGTCGTACTCACAGAGATGAGTATATTCAAGACGGTATTACAACGGCAGAACAATATCAAGCAAGAGCCTTGCAACTAATACAAAGCTCTGCCGACGGTAAAAAAATATTTGGTTATAAAAATTCATTAGGTCAGATAATAAGATATGATGTTGATAAAAATGATTTTGTAAAAGGAAACCCTAAAAAAGGAATTTTTACAATGTTTAAGCCCGAAAAAGGAAAAAAGTATTTTGATGAAAAACTGAAAGAAGAAGGAATACAAGATGATTAACTTAACTGAATCATATCCTTGCCCTGTATGTGGACAACACATTTTTGAAGAACCAGATACTTACGATATGTGTCCCGTTTGTGGTTGGTTTGATGACGGATTGCAAAGAATAAGACCTGATATGTCTGGCTGTAACTATTTAAGTCTTAACGAATATCGTGAAAAGTGGCTGAAAGGAGAAATTTCTCGGCCTATACTTGATTATGATTAAAGAAACCGCTCCTTGAGGGCGGTTTTTCTATGCCCGAAAACAAACACAATCTATACTCCGAACACAAATCAAACAACAATGTTTGGTCAGAATGTAAATCAACAGGTTGTTGATAATATGATTGAGGAAACAGAGCAACGCTGGGACGGTCAGCCTCGTGATAGTGAAGGCAGATTCGATAAAGGAAAAAGACGAAGATTAGTTCGTTCAGGAGCAAAGCGAAAAACCTCTGAAAAATCTTCTAAAAGACTTGAGAAGTCGGACAAGAATGATATAATAGAAGAAAAGAAAATCACTAATGCAGTCGGACACCCTGTGAAAATTGTAAAAAGAAACGAAATTCACGGAGAATCTAACGGCATAACGCAAAAGGAAAATAGCAGAGGTGGAATAGAGCGCAATTATTATGATGGAAACGGAAATCAGATTAAGCAGGTTTCCAATAACAACCACGGAAATCCGAAAAAACACCCTTATGGGAAAAATGGTGAACACACTCACGAGTATATTTACGATGAAAATGGAAATCTCATAGGCAGACCAATGCGTGAATTAACGATGAAGAGCGAAAGGAGAATGAAGATATACTATGAAATTATCAGATTTGAAAAACAGAATAGCTTCTCTTTCGGGATTTATCGGTTTTGATTATAACGATACCCCTTGTGGAATTGACCCGATAAATCAAAGCCATTTTGAAATGTGGTGCGGCAATGATTATATTACTGCCAAAAGTATTGACAAAGTAATGACTACAAAAATTTTCAACGGAAATTCTCTTACAGATATATTTGATAAAATCACAAACTTTGATTTTTAACCGCTCCTTGAGGGCGGTTTTTCTATGCCCGAAAACAAACACAATCTATACTCCGAACACAAATCAAACAACAATGTTTGGGCAGAATGTAAATCAACAGGTTGCTGATAGTATGATTGAAGAAACAGAGCAACGCTGGGACGGTCAACGTCGAGAAAGCAATGGACAGTTCGGTAAAGGAAAAAGGCCACGCTCAGCACAGTCAAAAAGGAAGAAAAACGGTTCAGATAAATCCTCTGAAAGACTTGAAAAGACGGACAAGAATGATATAATAAAGTCAAGAAATATAAGCGGAGCTTTAAATCCATTTAGTCCAGCAGCAGAAAAACATGCAACACAATATTATGAATCTGTAAGGCACATGAAGACGGACACAATAAAAATTTCTGAGGCTACTGGTATAGCTAAGCATAAAATTGATAAAATAAAAAATCATTTTTTATATCTGAACATAATTTAATTGATGGGAAAAGACGGTTTGACCCTGATTATGAAATGGCTTAGTCATGGCAAAGATTGATAAATGGAAAGTTTAAGGAACAAGATATGATTCTTTTAAAACATGAATATGTCGAATTAAGATATATGGAAAAAGGTTTTTCTCAAAATGAAGCACATATTAAAGCCTCTCGCAGATATAATTTTGCAAAATATTGTGATTAAGAAGGTGATTTAATGGTAAAATTGTTTAATATTTTAATATCTAAAGATAATATATCTTGTGATTATACTCCCGAAGATTGTACAGAAGCAGGTCATGTTACAATGAACATTAAATCACAAGAAATTATAGATGTAAAATATTCAGAATATGAATATGGAAAAAAGTTATATGTTGCTCATGTTCGTAAAAAACTTGCAGAATTAACACAATTATCTGAAATACCAAAAGAAGTAATTGCTATTTGGTACTAAATTAACCGCTCCTTGAGGGCGGTTTTTCTATGCCCGAAAACGAATACAATCTATACTCCGAACACAAATCAAACAACAATGTTTGGTCAGAATGTAAATCAACAGGTTGCTGATAGTATGATTGAGGAAACAGAGCAACGCTGGGACGGTCAGCCTCGTGATAGTGACGGCAGATTCGATAAAGGGAAAAGACGAAGATTAGTTCGTTCAGGAACAAAGCGAAAAAACTCTGTAAAATCTTCTAAAAGACTTGAAAAGTCGGATA